GATTAAATTTGTAGAGCATGAACAACCATTTTATCAACTTCAATCAACTTATGTTTATACTTTAAAATGTGAGTTGTTTAGATATGAAAATGAGGTTATTGATACAAGCATTGATGAAATTGATGATACAATCACAGGTTCCTTAAGTGGATATGGTGATGATAGTGATTATGGTGCTGGTGGAGGAATAACTGGTGGTGCTGGAATGACCAGGATTCTATCTATGGTTGGAGCTGGAAGGACAGCAACTGCAGAAGTAAGTTATATTAGTAATGGTGGTATCCGATCAATTATTGTTTCAAATAGAGGTGGCGGTTATACTTATGCACCAACCGTAGCAATTTCTTCAGCACCTTCTGGAGGAATTACAGGTATTGCTAGTGCTTCTCTAATTGGAGGAATAGTTGTTTGTGAAAATAATGTCGATCCCGTAAGAAAGTCTGTACAAAGTGTTGAATTAATTAATCCAGGTGCTGGATATACTTTGGCACCAGGAATAAGATTTGTTGGCGATGGTGTTGGAGCTGCGGCAACAGCAACAATTGGCGATGGTATTATTGGAATTGTAAGTATTACTGATGCTGGTTCTGGATACAATAGTTTAACTTTACCATCCATAACCTTTACTGGAGTATCTACAGTATCTGCAGCTGCTACAGTTGTAGTAAGTACTGCAGGAACAATCAGTCAGATTAGAATTACAAATGCTGGTCTTGGATATACTCAACCACCTACTATAACAATTGCTGCTCCAAATCTTACTGGAATTGGTACGTATCAAAAACATGAAGTTGTTACTGGTCAAACTTCAGGAGCAACTGCAAGAGTTGTTTCTTGGGCATCAACAAACTCTAAATTGGAAATATCTTCACAATCTGGTTCTTTCCAAATTGGAGAATATATTGTAGGTTCTGCTTCCTCGGCAAGTTATATGCTTCTAAGTTCTACATATTCTGAAGATGGATTTACTTCAAATAATGAAATAGAAACAGAAGCTGACAATATAATTGACTTTAGCGAAACAAATCCTTTTGGAATGCCTTAGTATAAATAATTTTTATTGTAAAGAACCTAAACATGTTTGAATATTTTTATAACGAAATTTTCAGAAGAACCATTATATCATTCGGTTCTTTATTCAATAATATAATCATTAAGCAACAAAACTCTTCAGATGTTGTTGTTAATGAGTTTAGAGTTCCTTTGGCATACGGACCAACTCAAAAATTCTTAGCTAGAATTGAACAGTCTCCAGACCTAAACAAACCAGTTCAAGTGACTTTACCAAGAATGTCATTTGAATTTGTTGGACTGACTTATGACCCAGGAAGAAAGGTAACACAAACTCAAACCTTTACAAAAGGTTTAGAATCAGATAAAACTGACATTAAAAAAGTCTATATGCCAGTTCCATACAACATGGAATTTGAATTGGCAATTATGACTAAGTTAAATGATGATATGCTTCAAATTATTGAGCAAATTCTTCCTTATTTCCAACCCGCTTATACATTATCAGTAAATCTTGTAGAAACTATTGGAGAAAAAAGAGATATTCCAGTTGTCTTGGAAAGTATCTCCATGAATGATGATTATGAAGGAGACTTTACTACAAGAAGAGCTCTTGTTTATACTTTAAGATTTAGCGTAAAAACTTATCTCTTCGGACCAATATCTGCAGCAACAAACGATATCATCAAGAGAGCAACTGTTGGATATGTTGCAGGTTCTCTTGGTTCTGGTGCTCCACAGAGAGATTTCCAATATACAGTTGCACCAAGAGCAATTCAAAACTATACAGGAACAATTCTCACAAATCTTACAGATGATATAACTGAAACTGATACTGTGTTTAAGGTGGATGATGTATCTACTATCACAGCAAAAACATACCTTGATTTAGATGGTGAGGAAGTATTCGTTAAAGAAGTATTGACAGACAGCATATCAGTTTTAAGAGGTCAAGATAATACTACAATTACATCACACCTTAGAGGTTCTCCTATCAAATCTATTACTTCAGCAGATAATAATCTGATACCTGAGGGAGATGATTTTGGTTTCAGTGGTTCCTTATCATAGTAAAAAATGAAAATGACTAAAAAATTTGACGAATTAAATGAGACATTTAATGTCTCTGCAGATATTGTGCAAAGTGACGTTGTGGATGAAGGCCTGTCTAAGAAAAACTCTGATCAACCTAAGAATGATATAAGGAAAGACTATGAATATACAAGAGGAAATTTATATTCTCTTATAGAAAAAGGTCAGGAAGCGATTAATGGAATACTTGAGTTAGCTCAAGAAAGCGAAATGCCTCGTGCATATGAGGTTGCAGGACAATTGATAAAGAATGTTGCAGATGCTACAGATAAGTTAATGGAACTGCAAAAGAAATTAAAAGATGTTGAAGAAGAAAGTGTTAAGGGTCCAACTAATGTTACCAATGCATTATTTGTTGGTTCTACAGCAGAACTTTCAAAGTTATTGAAAAATACTAATTTAGATAAAAATATTCCAGAAAATAAATAGTAGTATCAACAGTTATTCTTGATCCATGGCCGCAGTAAGCGTAGTTAATTTAGTAATTCAAAAAGGAACTGACTTTGAAGAGACTTTTGCTTTGGCTTCGGAAGATGGGGGTATTCTCAATTTAACAAATCAAACTGCTACTGCGAAATTGAGAAAGTATCCAACATCAACTACTTCATATACATTCAGTACTACATTGACAGTTGCAGACAGTACTGTAAAAATATCAATGACAGATGATGTTACCGCTACTTTACCCAGTGGAAGATGTTATTATGATATTGTACTAACATCATCTGGAGGAAACAAAAGTAAAGTTGTCCAAGGAAATGTTATCGTAGAGGAGACTTCATCCCTATGACAATTAATGTCAGAGTAGCAAACAAAGCAAAAGTAAAGGCAACAGTAGCATCAGGAGTAATTATGGCTAGAACTCTAGACGAATTATTAGATGTAGATGTGACTGGTGTTCAAGATAATTATGTAATAATGTACAATGCATCTACACAAAAGTATACAGCAGTAAATCCAGATGATGTTCTGACTTCTGCAGTCACTGATCCAACTTCTCCAGGTATTCCTGGAGAGTTTATTAATGCTCTAGATACTGATTTGAGTAGAGAAGATAATATTGATATAGACGCTGGTACATTTTAAGATACTAAATAATAGTATAAAAAAAATAGCAAAAGAATAAGATGACAGCTCCTGTTATACAGTTTAAGAGAGGTCTTCTTGCTAATCTCCCTGGTCTTAGGGTAGGTGAACCTGGATTTACTACTGATAGTTACGATCTGTATGTAGGTCTCACCTCTGAAACTTCAACAAATAAATTTTTAGGTTCCCATCGTTACTGGACAAAAAACACTGCGACCACCGGTAGTGGTGTAAATCTGGTTGAGGGTACTGATAATGGTACTTCATTTATTACTCTCAAATCTCCAGATAGTCTTGCTGGAATCACTACATACACATTCCCAGCTACCCCATCAGACGGAGATGTTTTAAGTACAGATGCTGATGGTAATCTTTCTTGGGTAACTTCTCTTACAGATTTGGGAGTTACCAATTTAATTATTGGAATTGGTACTTTTACAAATAATGTTGGATTTACGACAGATACAGATAATACTTTAGGAGATCCAGACACTGGTGGTGTTCAAATTGATGGTGGATTGGGTGTCAATAAGAATGTAACTGTTGGTGCTGGTCTTTCTGTAGTTGGTGGGTTTGAAGTTGCAGGTATTGCAACTGTCACAGGTTCTCTTGATGTTAATGGAACTGACCATGATATTAATGGAGCTATTGCACTTGACCATGTAACAGTATCTGCTGGTGCAACTGTTGGTGGTGCTTTAGACGTTAATGGTGATGGTCATGACATTGCAGGAACTATTAACCTTGATAATGTAGCAGTATCTGGTATTACTACATTTACTGGTGCAATTGATGGTAATGGTGGTGCAGATATTTCTGGAGGAGAAACAACACTATCATCAGCAACAGTTAGTGATCTAACATCAGGTAGAGTTGTTCTTGCTGGAACTTCTGGTGCATTAGAAGATAGTTTAAATTTAACTTTTAATGGTTCCACATTAACTGTTGGAGGAACTCTATCAGCAACTGGTACTGATCATGATATAAACGGCGCAATTGCTCTTGATAACGTAACGGTATCTGCTGGTACAACAATTGGTGGCACTTTAGATGTCAATGGCACTGACCATGATATCAGTGGAGCTATTGCACTTGATCACGTAACTATTTCAGGAATCACAACGATTACTGGATCTATTGATGCAAATGGCGCAACTCATGACATTGCTGGTGTAGTTGAACTAGACAATATTAATGTTGCAACTGCAGCAACAGTAGCAACTGCAATTATCACAAATGCAACAATAACAAATACCACATTTGGTAGTGGAACTGCAATTACATCTGTAGACACTGACCTTTCTTCAGTATCTGCTTCTGATGATACTCTGGCATCAGCA